GTCTTTGCTAAACATAATTTAGCAATTCCGATCTTGACTGATATCGACAAATCAGTTATTACCAAGAACTACTTTGAAACTAATCATGGTACTCTTGACGGCCTTAATTATAGGCAGCAGCGCCACAGGTGGAGTCGTGACACTCATCACCAAACTACCATTCATGTGGTTTGAACGTTGGAGACAAGATTTTGTCTCACGTACTTTAGCTGCTACGAAGGAGAAGCCGGCAGCCGAGCCGAATTCTCTTCGTGAAATATTCAACAAACAGATCATGAGGCCACTCCCGCCGCACCAGCACCACACCCACGGAATCGCTGCAGCAGCTCGCGCTACTGCAGTGAGATTTATGGAAGAAGTTGCTCGGAACAGCGGCAAGGAGGGCTTCCATTACCAAATGTCTGCTGCGGATCAACGGGCCAACCGCAATGGTTCCCGTAACTTCTTTTGGGGTAAGGACATTCTCGCAGAGTTTCGTCCTTTCCAAACTAGCGAACATACCATCATCAACATGACGGATGTGGATTCGTACGTCACAAATCTTGAAGCCTTCCTGAGCGCTGAGCACAAGCCCGTACTCCTCTTCACCTTCACGGTGAAGAAGGCTGCAGACGATCTCGGAGAGGTCAGCTTCACCTTCAATGAGAGGAATGAGCTGGTCTCACGTGTATCGGGCGGAGCCACCTACACCCACCCGTTGTGGAGCTTCGAAACTGACCTCTTTAAGTGTGTACGTACGACCTGTGGTGTTCCAACCCAGGTAGCTCTTTTCCATGTCGACAAACGCCGAGTTGATGACCACCACTCACTGGTACTTCTGACCCCTTCCGGACGCTGGAATGGCTTTCCTGCCATCTTAGCTAACGGACTCGAGGGTACAAAACCACGGAGGTTTAAACCAGTGCAGCACACTCCTAGTGGGCCCTTCACAAGGTTCCACGTTCAGACCTCAGAAGGTTTGTTCACCACCACAGGGGTGCCAGGTCAACATGTTTGCGCATATCTCCCAGCACGCTATGATAACGGTCTCGAAAACATAGCAAAGTCCCTCTCCGTGAAGATTGGCCAACCATCGGTCATGCAATTCTTTGAGGAGAATGGGCTAATGGAGATGAAGGCATCAGCCTCGGTAATGGTAGCTTGGCTACGTGCCACCACCAAGGAGAAATCCGGTGAGGTAGAAACCGTTTTCCCAGTGGGTAACGGTGTGATCAGTTTCGACCACAATCCCGCTAAGTACGACCCTGAGGATAAACCTAGCTTAGTTCCTTTCATGGGCCCACTGGTGAACGGTGCTCACGCGCCACTCCAGAGCAAGGGCAACGAGGAACATGCTGTCAAAACAAGGGTCAATGACTACAAGCGCCCACCCAGTGCCCAGAAATATGAGTACTTCATGATGGATTGCATGCAGGAGTTCATCGAGAGAGCTATCCCGAAAGGGTCCTTAGTTCCACTCACCCTTGAACAAGTGCGTGAACGCCAGAAACGTGCCTCCCAACGGCAAATTCTTGACCGTGGGGAAGTGGAGCCTCCCCGAGACTTCGTAACGGCATTCGTGAAGAAAGAGGCCTCCCAAAAGGCCGGCGACCCACGCCTGATCGGTACGTTCGATGGTAACACCAAGATGCACATTGCCTGCTTCATGTATTCAATGTATGAAGCAGCTAAGCGTCTACCATTTTACGGATTTGGCAAACCTCCAGTAGAGGTCGCTTTCGGCATAGCCAATGTCTGCAAAAGATCAGACCACGTGGTCAATACTGACTACACCCGGTTTGACGCGACAGTGACACCTGTGGCTCGCCTCTTCGAATGGAAGATGCTCATTCACGCATTCGGACCAGAGTACCTCACCACTTTGGAGAAACTCCATAAGACACAGTACAACCGGAAGGTCCGTTGCTC